GCCCCATACCGAAGCCCAGCTCAACCGAGCTGGGCTTTGTGCATTGGCGCCGGCGCGCGCCGACCCCAACCCGCCCCGACAGGATGCCCTGCCGGGGCTTTGCTGTTTCTGGGGCCGTTTCAAGCGGCCTTGCGGGCGTTCTTCAGTATTTTGTACACCCATTGCACCGAGATGCCGTGCTTCAACGCCAGTTCGGCATGGTTGCCGCCGTTGAAGTCTTGCAGAATTTGCCGATCGCGCTCGGCGGACTTGCTGCTCTTGCCCAACGGGAAGTAGATGTTTTGGCCGCCCCAGTGCTGCGCCATGCGGCGGGTGATTTCCTGGGCGATCTTCTCCGCCTGGCGGCTTTCGGTATTGGCCAGCTGGCGCAAGGCCAGCGTGATGTGGTCGGTCAGGTCGGCCAGCAGTTCCGGTCCCTTGCTGCGTAATTGTGCTTGCATGTGCGCTCCCGCGGGCGATGTCATCCAATGCGGCCATTTTTCCATTTCTCCCGCTCGCCCGCCTTTTGACCGGTGTCAGCATCATGTCAGCGCCATGTCAGTGACGCACTTCCTAAAGGCGGCTACAAGCTCCCTCCCTCCCTCATCCGGCATTCTTCGCCTCGTTCGGCAAGCAGTCTCGCTGGCCGGCGATCCGAGCGCGTTGGCGCATCTCTCTTCCCCCTGTCCTGGAGTCCCTTGTGGCAAGCACCTCCCAAATTGTCGATGCGCTGCTGGCGCGTTTGCGTGCCGGCGTGCCGCAGCTGACCGTCGAGTACTTCGCCGGCGCCGAGGATGACTATCCGCTGACGCACCCGCAAGGCGCGGCGCTGCTGTGCCTGCGCGGCAGCCAATTCGGCCCGCTGCGCGACGGCTACGGCCAACTGCGCACGCTGCAACTGACGATCACGGTTCTGCTCGGCCAAAGCCGCGCCGGAGAGGCGGATGGCGATGTGCTGGACGCGATCCGGCGCAGCTGCCTCGGCTTTGCGCCGCCGGATTGCCAGCCGGCGTGGCTGCTGACCGAAACCTTCCTGGGCTACCGCGACGGCGTGGCGCGCTACGCCATCGCTTTGGCCACCGACACCCTGCAGGTGGCGGATGCCGCCCCGGATGCCTTGCCTGTGCTAACCGCAGTCTCACTCGAGGAGCAACCATGAAGTATCTGTATTCCGGCCCGATCAGCGGCGTCACTCTGGCCGACGGCCAGGAAATCATGCTGTTTCCCGGCCATGAGGTGGAAATGCCGGAGAACCACAACTACACCCGCACGCTGGTGGCGCTGGGCTACCTGAGCGCGCAGCCGGTTTCCGCAGCCGAAACCGCAATCCCTTCCCACACCGCTGAACAAGGAGCGTAAGCATGGCGGCAAATTATCTGCATGGCGTTGAAACCATCGAAGTGGAGCGCGGCCCGCGCCCGGTGCGCACGGTCAAATCGGCCGTGATCGGCCTGATCGGCACCGCGCCGCAAGCCCCGGTCGGCGGCATCAATGCGCCGGTGCTGAGCCTGTCCGAAAAAGACGCCGCGGCCTTCGGCCCGCAGCTGCCGGGCTTCACCATCCCGCAGGCGCTGAGCGCCATCTATGACCACGGCGCCGGTTCCGTGATCGTCATCAACGTGCTGGACCCGGCCGTGCACAAGTCCAGCATCGCCGCCGAGACGGTGACGCTGGATGCGGTCAGCGGCGCGGCCGCGCTGCAGAAGCAGGTGGTGGCCAATGTGGTGGTGAAGAGCGCCGACGGCAGCATTACCTACGTGGCCGGCACCGACTACCAGCTGGACGCGGCCTACGGCAAGCTGACCCGCCTGAAGACCGGCGCCATCGCCGCAGGTGCCAGCCTGAAAGTGAGCTATGACTACGCCGACCCGACCAAGGTGACCGCGGCCGACATCATCGGCGGCGTCAACGCCGCCGGCAAGCGCATCGGCATCAAGGCGTTGCAGGATACCTATAACCAGTTCGGCTTCTTCGCCAAGATCCTGATCGCCCCGGGCTTCTGCACCCAGAACACCGTAGCGGCGGAGCTGGCCGCCGCGGCCGACCGCCTGGACGCCATCGCCTACGTCGACGCGCCCATCGGCACCGCCTTTGCCGACGCGCTGGCCGGCCGCGGCCCCAACGGCACCATCAACTTCAACACCTCCAGCGACCGCGTGCGCCTGTGCTACCCGTACGTGATGGTGGCCGACGGCAACGGCGGCCTGCGCCTGGACGCGCTGTCGGCCCGCGCCGCCGGCCTGCGCGCCAAGGTGGACAACGACAAGGGCTTCTGGTGGTCCAGCTCCAATCAGGAACTGGCCGGCGTGGTCGGCGTCGAGCGTCAGCTGTCGGCGATGATCGACGACCCGAACAGCGAAGTGAACCAGCTGAACGCGGCCGGCATCACCACCGTGTTCAACAGCGTCGGCACCGGCTTCCGCCTGTGGGGCAACCGCACCGCCGCCTGGCCCACCGTGTCCAGCATGCGCAACTTTGAAAACGTGCGCCGCACCGGCGACGTGATCAACGAGTCCATCCGCTACTTCAGCCAGCAATACATTGATATGCCGCTGAACCAGGCCACCATCGATTCCTTGGTGGAGTCGGTGAACGGTTACGGCCGCAAGCTGATCGGCGACGGCGCGCTGCTGGGCTTCAAGGCCTGGTTCGATCCGGCGCGCAACTCCGACGCCGAGCTGTCTTCCGGCCACCTGCTGATCAGCTACAAGTACACCGTGGCGCCGCCGCTGGAACGCCTGACCTTTGAAACCGAGATCACCTCGGAATACCTGCTCACCCTGAAAGGAGGCAATTAATCATGGCCGGCAAGATTGAAATCAACCGCATCACCAACGCCAACATCTACATCAACGGCAACTCCCTGCTGGGCCGCGCCGAGGAGATCAAGCTGCCGGACGTGGCGGCCATCATGAAGGAGCACAAGGCCCTGGGCATGGTCGGCACAATCGAGCTGCCGGCCGGCTTCGACAAGCTGGAAGGCGAGATCAAGTGGAACTCGCTGTACAAGGACGTGGCCAAGACCGTGGCCAATCCCTTCCAGTCCGTGCAGCTGCAGGCCCGCTCCAATATCGAAACCTACGGCTCGCAAGGCCGCCTGGAGCAGGTCAGCCTGGTGACCTACCTGACGGTGATGTTCAAGAAGAACCCGATGGGCACCTTCAAGCAGCATGAAAACGCCGACTTCAGCTCCGCCTTCACCGCCACCTACGTCAAGCAGGTGATCGGCGGCGAGGACATCCTGGAGCTGGATTACATGGCCAACATCTACCGCGTGGCCGGCAACGACATGCTGGAAGTGTACCGCCAGAACATCGGCGGCTAAGCGCAGCGACGGCCTCCCGCGGCCATGCTCCGCGGGAGGCTTTTAAAGAAACTTCCTAAAACGCTTTCGCATACCCCGAATCATGGAAGCCGGAAAATGACGGCATTCCCAACGCGCTTCAAGGAGCCATCATGCAAATCAAACTGCAATATCCGTTCACCAACGCCGCCGGCCAACGCATCGAAGTGCTGGACATCCGCCGCCTGAAGCGCGCCGACCTGAAGGCCGCCAGCCAGCACAGCCAGGACGACGCCGACCAGGAAGACTTCCTGTTCGCCCGCATGACCGGCCTGACCCTGGAAGACATCGACCAGCTGGACATCGCCGACAGCCGCGCCCTGGCGGACAGCTTTCGCGACATGGTGGGCGGAAACGAGCACGCTCAGAGCGTTTGATGAAGTGCTGCTGACGGTGCTGGGCCTGCCGCCTTCGGAAATCGACGCGCTGGCCATGGACGACTACTGGTTCTGGTGCGAAGTAGCCGAACGCGAAGTCCAGCGCCGCAGCGAGCGCCAGCAGCAATTGCTGGACGCCATCTGATCCCCCCTCATTTTTGGTCGGCCGCCGCCCGCACGCCGGGCCGGGGCCGGCCGCCCCCTTTTTCCCCTTCACAGGCACACACCATGGTAAGCGAGTTTTTCATCGGTCTTAAGGTGGGCGCGACGCTGTCCGGGGTCTTCGACAACGCCTTCCGCTCCGCCCGCGCCGCGCTGGATGAGCTGCGCAAGTGCAGCCTGCGCCTCAACGACGCGCAGAAGGATTTGGCCGGCAATGTCGAGCGCACCCGCCTTGCCTATGCCGGACTGGACCTGTCCGGACTGGAGCGACAGCACCGCCAGCTGGAATCCACATTGGGGCGGCTGACCCGCCAGCACGAGGCGTGGCAGGCCAGTTTGCGGCGCGGGCAGGGCATGAGCGTGGCGCCCGGAGGCGCCGTACGGTCCACCTTGCATGTTCAACAAAGCCGGATCGAGGTATTCGCCTCGGTCCGGCTGAATGCCGCCATCCGTCAGATCGAGCAGAAGCTGGAGAGCCAGCGGCGCGATCAAGACAAGGCCGAGCGCAACCTGCCGCCCGATGGCGCAGTCAAGACCAGCCCGCGCGTTGTGCAGACGGGAGACGGCAAGAGCGGCGGCGGCAAGGACGGCGGCGATGGCGACCCGCCTGCCAAACGAACATCCGCCTCGACTCCCTCCTCCCCATCCCCCTCTTCTCCATCCTCCGCCGGCGGGCGTTGGTCCCGCATCGAGCTGAGCAAGCTCAGGTTGCCGACGCGGCAGGATCTGATTCGCGCCGCCGATGCCACGCAGAAGGCTGGCGCGGCCTTCGCCAATGCCAGTCAAAAGGCCCATGCCGCTTTGTCCCAAGGCACGGGGCGCAAAGTATTGGACTTCGCCCACGGCAAGCTCAACCGCGCGCTGAACGGCAAGCTGCCCAGCGTCGAGAAGATCCTGGACGGCCTCAAGACTGCCGAGACGGTGGGCCAGGTGGTGTCCAAGAGCGGCCAGCTGGCCGGCACCGCGCTGCGCAGCCTGGACGGCGTGAAATGGTCGGACCTGAAGCCGGGCGACGCGGGCAAGAGCCTGATCGGCAGCGCCGATTACGCCAAGCGCGGCGGGGCGGTGATCGCCGACGCCAGCGGCAAGCTGCACGCGGCGCTATCCAAGGGCGAAGGGCGCGAGGCGCTGGACTTTGTCCACGGCAAGCTCAACAGCGCGCTGAACGGCAAGCTGCCCAGTGTCGAGAAGATCCTGGACGGCCTCAAGACCGCCGAGACGGTGGGCCAGGTGGTGTCCAAGAGCGGCCAGCTGGCCGGCACCGCCTTGCGCAGCCTGGACGGCGTGAAATGGTCGGACCTAAAGCCGGGCGACGCGGGCAAGAGTCTGATCGGCAGCGCCGATTACGCCAAGCGCGGCGGGGCGGTGATCGCCGACGCCAGCGGCAAGCTGCACGCGGCGCTATCCAAGGGCGAAGGGCGCGAGGCATTGGACTTCGTCCACGGCAAGCTCAACAGCGTGCTGAACGGCAAACTGCCCAGCGTCGAGAAGATCCTGGACGGCCTCAAAACCGCCGAGACGGTGGGCCAGGTGGTGTCCAAGAGCGGCCAGCTGGCCGGCACGGCGCTGCGCAGCCTGGACGGCGTCAAATGGTCGGACCTGAAGCCGGGCGACGCGGGCAAGAGCCTGATCGGCAGCGCCGATTACGCCAAGCGCGGCGGCGCGGTGATCGCCGATGCCAGCGGCAAGCTGCACGCGGCGCTATCCAAGGGCGAAGGACGCGAAGCGCTGGACTTCGTCCACGGCAAGCTCAACAGCGCGCTGAACGGCAAGCTGCCCAGCGTCGAGAAGATCCTGGACGGCCTCAAGACCGCCGAGACGGTGGGCCAGGTGGTGTCCAAGAGCGGCCAGCTGGCCGGCACGGCGCTGCGCAGCCTGGACGGCGTCAAATGGACGGACCTGAAGCCGGGCGACGCGGGCAAGAGCCTGATCGGCAGCGCCGACTACGCCAAGCGCGGCGGGGCGGTGATCGCCGACGCCAGCGGCAAGCTGCACGCGGCGCTATCCAAGGGCGAAGGACGCGAGGCGCTGGACTTCGTCCACGGCAAGCTCAACAAAGCGCTAGGCGGCGTGTTGCCCAGCGTCGACCAGATGTTGGGTGGATTGCAGCAGCTGGAGACGCTAGGCAAGACCGTGTCCAAGGCCGGCGGGATGGCGGGCAAGGCATTGCGCAGCTACGCCGATACGCCGGGCGGCGTATTGCAGAAAGCCATGGCGGCGGCCGGCGCGTTGATGGGCGGCGATGAGTCAGCGCATGCCAAGAAGAAGGATGCCAAACCGGCAGCCAAGGCCAAGCCGGGCAAGGCCGTCGCTGAGGCCAAGAAGAAAGACCCCAAACCGGCGGCCAAGGCCAAACCAGGCAAGGCAGTCTCGGAGCCCAAGAAGAAAGCCGCCAAGCCGGCAGCCAAGGCCAAGCCGGGCAAGGCGGTCTCGGAGGCCAAGAAGAAAGCCGCCAAACCGGCGGCCAAGGCCAAGCCGGGCAAGGCCGTCGCCGAGGCCAAGAAGAAAGACGCCAAACCGGCGGCCAAGGCCAAACCAGGCAAGGCAGTCTCGGAGCCCAAGAAGAAAGCCGCCAAACCGGCAGCCAAGGCCAAGCCGGGCAAGGCCGTCGCCGAGGCCAAGAAGAAAGCCGCCAAACCGGCGGCCAAGGCCAAGCCAGGCAAGGCCGTCGCGGAAGCCAAGAAGCAGGCGGGCAAGCCCTTAAGCAAGCTGGACCGCGTCGAGCATGGCGTCAATAAGCTCAAACGCGGCAGCGACATGGCGCAGAAGGCGGCTGGCGGCGCTTCCCGCTTCTTGGGAACGGATACCGGACGCCAGTTGTACGAGTCGGCGCGGGCCAAGCTGAACCCCATGCTGGGCAATAGGTTGCCGGATGCGGACCGGGCGCAGGAGATGCTGAACAAGGCGCAGCAGTATGGCGAGACGGCATCGCATTACCTGGGCAGCGCCGGAACCGCCATGCGGCGTTTCCGCAATGCCAAGGGCAGCACGGCGCAGAAGCTGCTGACGGCAGGCCTGGGCTTCCTCAAGGACGAAATGACCGGCGATGAGGGCAAGGCTGGCAAGTCCTCGCGCGGCAAAACGGGCGCGAAGAAAGCGGCGGTCCAGTCTGCGCTCAGGCCTGGCGCGGCCTTGAAGGAAGGACGCGCGGCCAGCCAGGTGGGCAAGGTCGAAAAGGTGTTGTCCGAGAGCAAGGCGCTGACGTCCGGCGCGCGGGGCGTCAAAGCCCTGGGCGGCGCCAAGGGCTTGATCAAGGGCGCAATGCGCAAGGCCGGCGTGGTGGGCGATGTGCTCAGCCTGGGCATGGACCTGGCCGAGATACATCAGTCCAAACTCAGTCCTCAAGCCAAATCGGCGGCTTACGGCAAGGCCGTGGGCGGCGCGGCAGGCTCGGTGGCCGGCGGCGCGGCCGGCGCGGCGATAGGCAGCTTGCTGGGTCCGGTGGGCACGGTTCTGGGCCAGCAGGTAGGCAGTTGGCTGGGACAGAAAGGCGGCGCGTGGCTGGGCGAAAAAGCCGGAGCCTGGTGGGGCCAGCGAGCCTCGCCGCCTAAGCCGGTGGCCGTGCCCAAGCCTACGGCCAGCGCCAAGCCGGTGCACAAACCAACGCCCAAGGCGACACCTAAACCGATAGCCAAACCCGCGGCCAAGCGCTCGCCGCCTACGGCCAAACCCGCGGCGAAACCGCCGGCGGCCCGCTCCAGCGAGCAAGCCAGGCAGGCGCAACAGCTGCAGCGCATCCAGCAAGCGGTGGCCAAGCGCGCGCCACCCGCCAAACCGGCGGGCGGCACCTACCACATCGCCTTCTCGCCGCAGATCACCGTGGGCGGCGGCGCGCAAGGCGGGACCAAGCAGCAGGTGCAGCAGGCGATGCAGACCTCGTTCGCCGAGTTCGAGCGGCTGATGAAACGCTACGAGTCCGACCGCCAGCGCCGCGGCTACGCGACGCACGGTTGAGGAGAGCCACATGACACAAGGAGCAAGCGATGTACGCGGTACTCGGTGACATCGAATTCGATCTGATCAGTTATTGGGACGGCATGGAGCAGCGCGCCGGCAGCGACTACGCCGAGCACGGCCGCATAGGCGGCAAGCCGGTGCTGCAGTTCGTCGGCGACAAGCTGGACGAAATCCGCATCGACCTGGTGCTGCACGCGGCCTACTGCCAGCCGGATGCCGAGCTGCAGCGCTTGCAGTCGGCGCGGCAGCAGCACCAGGCGCTGGCGCTGGTGTTGGGCAACGGCGATCACAAGGGCATGTTCGTGATCACCGATCTGACCAGCACCGGCCGCCAGACCGACAGCAACGGCAATCTGATCGCGGTGGAGGCACAGCTGTCGCTGCGCGAGTTCGGCGGCCAGCCCGGCCTGGGCGCGCGGCCTGGCCTGCTGGGCAGCGTCAGCGGGCTGGCCCAGGCCAAGCTGACCCAGCTGGCGCCGGGCGCCGGCCTCAAGCCCAACCTGAGCGGGCTGACCGAGGCGGTGTCCAAGGTCAAGAGCCTGGCGGTGAAGGCGCGGGTGGTGGTCAACGACGTGCGCGAGCTGAAAGACCTGGCGCGGCGCGACCCGCTGTCCGCCGTGGCGCGCCTGCCCAAGACGCTGGACGACCTGCAGGTGGCGGCGCCGGGCCTGGCCGACGGCGTGGGCCGTCTGAAGGAATTCATCCAGCCGTACGCCCATCTGGCTGAGACCATAAAGCCCTTGGTGCAGCCGCTGCAGGACACGGCGGACAAGCTGGGCCGCCTGGCACAGACCCTGCAGGGCTGCACGCTGGGCAATGTGGCCGGCAAGCTGGAAGAGGGCGCCGCCATCATTCAGGACATAGACAAGGACTGGGCGAACCGAGACCTGACCCTGGCGAAACTGGCCGCGCGCGCGGCGGTGCGCCGCATTCTGGAGTGAATCATGTTTCTCAAACACACCTGCAAGGAAGGCGAGCGCTGGGATCAGATCGCCTGGCATTACTACGGCGACGTGGGGCAGATGGTGATGCTGATCGCCGCCAACCCGCAAGCGCCCATCAGCGAGACCCTGCCCGGCGGCTTGCAGCTGGCCATTCCGCTGCTGGAAGCCAAGGATGACGCGCTGATCGACCAACTGCCGCCGTGGAGGCGCCCATGAGCGCCGCGCGGCAGGACGTGCCGGCGCCGGCCTTCGAACTCAGCTACAACGGCAAGTCCATCACCGCCGACATCGCGCTGTACGCGCTGAACATCAGCTACACCGACTACCTGTCCGGCGAATCCGACGAGCTGGAGGTGGAGCTGGAAGACAGCGACGGCCGCTGGCTGAACGGCTGGTATCCGGACAAGGGCGCGACGCTGGGCTTCAAGCTGGGCTATCGCGGCCAGACCCTGGTGGATGTGGGCGGCTTCGACGTGGACGAGGTGGAGTACAGCGCGCCGCCTTCCGTGGTGCGCATCCGCGGCCTGGCCACCGGCGTGCAGAACCCGCTGCGCACCAAGCAGGGCCGCGCCTACGAGAAGAAAACGCTGCAGGCGCTGGCGCAGCAGATCGCCGGCCATCACGGCATGCAGCTGGAAGGCAAGATCGAATCGGTGCTGATAGACCGGCTCACCCAGTACCACGAAACCGATCTGGCCTTCCTGCAGCGCGTGGCTGGTTACTACGGCTACGTCTGCAAGGTGATGGACAACAACCGCAAGCTGGTGTTCTGGAAACGCGGCGAACTCCTGGGCGAAGCGGGCGTGAAGCGCTTTGGCCCTGGCGATTTGATCAGCTGGCGCGCCCGCGACCAGTTGTCCCAGGTGCCCAGCGCGGTGGAGGTGAGCTACCACGATCCCAAGACCCGCAAGCTGTTGACGGCGCGGGTGGGGGCCGACGCCAAGGCGCCGGGGGGCAAGGCCAGCAGCGCCGACGTGGTCAAGCTGACGCGCAAGAGCGGCGGCCAGAGCCAGGCCGAGCAGCAGGCCAAGGCGGAAATGGAAAAGCGCCAGCTGGCGCGGACGTCCTTGTCCATCACCGTGGACGGCGCGCCGCAGCTGGCGGCCGGCCGCAATGTGGAGCTGACCGGCATAGGCAAATTGTCCGGCCGTTACCTGATAGAGCGCGCCTGCCACCGGCTGTCGCGGCAGGGCGGCTATGTGTGCGAACTCGATCTGAAGCGGGCCGCGCCCGCGGAAAAGGCCATGTGATGAACGACGTTTCCCTAAGCAACGCGCTGGCGACGCTGAAATTCGGCAGCGTGTCCGATATGGACATCCAGCGCCACCGGGTACGAGTGACCCTGCCCGAGCTGGGCGGGCTGGAAACCGCCTGGCTGCCGGTATTGACCCGCAAGAGCCTGCAGGACAAGGACTACTGGATGCTGGACAAGGGCGAGCAGGTGGCGGTGCTGCTGGACGCGCGCGGCGAGGACGGCGTGGTGTTGGGCGCCATTTTTTCCGATGTGGACACCAGTGAGGTCAACAGCCAGGACAAATGGCAGCGTCGCTTCAAGGACGGCGCGGTGCTGGAGTACGACCGCCAGGCCCACCAGCTGACGGTGAACGGCGGCGTGCAGCACGTGGTGGTGGAAACGCAGGCCGACATCACCCTCAGGACCAAAAACAATCTGACCGGCGATTCCGGCGACAGCGTGCTGATCAAGGGCGGCAACACCATCACCATCCAGGCCGGCGGCAAAGTCAGCATCAATGCGCCGGCCACCGAGATCAGCGGCACGCTGACGGTGCAAGGCGCCATCACCGGCCAGGGCGGCATGGCGTTGTCCGGCGGCGGCGGCGCGAAGGTGACGGGCAGCGTGACGGTCAGCGGCGATGTGACAGCCGGCGGCAAGAGCCTGATCGGCCATAACCACATGGGCGCGCACGGGCCCACCAGCCCGCCGTTGTAAGCCGCGGTGACGCCTCTGTAACGCGGTATTCGGCGTTTTCATCAGGGTGCCGATATCCGCAGGCGGCGGCGCATCGGATCGGTTCGAAGCGTTTCCCCGTTCCGCCTGCGCATGATTTTGCCGAACGCCCCTGGCCGTGACATTCACCGCCAGGGGCGTTTTTCGCGGCCGCCGCCGGGCCGCCGTCATGAACAGGCGCTATGCGGCGCGCTCTCCCAGTCTTAACGGGCGTTGCGAGCCGCCCCGGCCCCGCTCGGCTTCACGATATTTCCTAAGTCAGTTTAAAAGCCGCGGCCTGCGGCATTTGAGATGATTTTGTCATATTGCGATAGGTCGGCTGGCTGAGCCGCCCCACGCACTCCTTCCGACGCGAATCCCCGACATGGACCAGAACATGAGCCTGAATCCCGCAGAGCCGTTCGCGCCGCCGGCCGATCCCGCCGTCGTCGCCAGCGCCCTGGCCGACGCCTACCTGCAGCAGGGCGGCCAGGAGCAGTATCCCAAACAGATGGAGCAGTTATTGGCTGAGATGCTGGCCAACCGCCAGCTCGGCCTCGCCTACGCCGATCTGCCTAAATTCGTCGCCGACGAACCCACGGCCATCGTCGCCGAAATGGCGCAAACCTATGAGCAAATGGCCGGCAAACCGCTATATCCCGGCCAGGTCGAGCAGTTGCTGATCAATCTGTTCGCCTACCGCGAGAGCTTGGCGCGCGCCGCTTTCAACGATGCCGGCAGGCAAAACCTGGTGGCCTTCGCCCGCGCGCCGATGCTGGACTATCTGGGCGAGCTGGTGGGGGTGTCGCGGCAGCCGGCCCAGCCGGCCATGGCCCAGGTCAAGCTCACGTTTCCCGCCTATGCCGATGCCGGCGGCGCCAGGCAATTGACGCTGCCGGCCGGCGCGCGCATCGCCGGCAACGGCGAGGTGCAATTCCAGACCACATCGCAACTGGCGGTCCGGTTGAGCGACAAGGCGCAGGAATTCGTCTGCGATGTCGTGGCCACGACGCCGGGCGAGGCGGGCAATTTGCTGCAGGCCGGCGATTTGAACCAGCTGTTGGATGACATCGGCGCGCCGGTGGCGGTGGCGGGGGTGAGCGCCCCGCGGGGCGGCGCCGGACCCGAGGACGACGAGCGCCTGCGGCAGCGCATCCGGCTGGCGCCGGAAGCCTACTCGTGGGGATCGGTCAATCGCTATCGGCTGGCGGCGATGTCCGCGTCGGTCGATGTCGCCGACGTGCGGGTGATCTCGCCGCGGCGGGACGGCACGGTGCAGGTGGTGGTGCTGGGCCGCGCCGGTTCGCCGGAGGCCGAAACCCTGCAACGCGTCCAGGCGGCGCTGGAGGACGGCAAGGCGCGCATGATCAATGACCGGATCGAGGTGGTCCCGGCGCAGATCATCGACTACGCCATCCGCTTGGAGGTGGATGTGCTGAGCACCCGCATCCCCGAGCTGGTGCGCCGGACGGTGGCGGAGCGCTGCCAGGCGCATGCTGACAAGCTGGCGCGCCGTCTGGGCGGCGACATCGTGCCGTCGCAGATCAAGACCGCCTTGCACGATATCGACGGCTTATACGACGTGCGCGTGCTGGAGCCTGTCGATACGCGGGTGCTGTCGGCGGCCGAGTGGCCGCGCTGCGTCGCGGTGGAGGTCAGCTTGGGCAGGGTGGTGAACGATGTCTGATCTCCTGGTGCCGCCTTTGGCGCGCGACGCGCGCGCGCCGGTGTTCGATGCCTTGGCCGCGCGCAGCGGCCGGATCGATCTGACGCCCGTGCTGCTGTATCTGATCGATCAGGCGCCGGCCGGTTTGTTGCCGCTGCTGGCCGAGCAGTTCAACGTGCTTGGCCCCCTGTGGGCCTATCTGCCCGACGACGACGCCAGACGGCGGGCGATCAAGGAATCGACAGCCTGGCACCGGGCCAAGGGCTCGCCCTGGTCGGTGGAAACCGCCCTGTCCTGGGCCGGCTACGCGGCCCGCGTGGAGGATGCGAGCGATTCCGCCAGCCGCTGGGCGGAGTTCCAGTTGGCGCTGGCCGCGCCGGTGGGAAGCGAGGCGCTGCCGACAGTGCTGGAGCTGGCCCGCTTCGCCGCGCCGGCGCGTTCGCATCTGGCGCGGCTGCATAGCGGCTATGACCGCCGCCTGCTGCGCGCCTCGCAGACGGGGCGTTGGTCGGATGCTTTTTTATCCGACGATTCCGGCGTGTGGCGCGACGACGTGCAGCTGAGTTTTGGACGTTTGCTGCCGCTGGCGGCGGTCAGGGCGGAGGGCGGCGTGCTTTCCGCGCGCGGGCGGCGGCATGTCTCCCGCGCGTTCTATCCCGACGTGCTGCGCTACGGCATCTTCCGTTTCGGCGACGCGCCGGTGCTCAACCACCCGGTGATGCATAGCCGCCTAGTTGGTTTGGGCAATGCGCAAGGCTTGCGCGACCCGGTCATCCTGGCGGGCAATCCGCCCGCGCCGGCCTGGCGCGGCGGCTGGGATGCCCGGCAGTGGGGACGCTGGATGCCGATGACGCCGCATCGCCGCATCGCCCGCGCCGCGCTGGTGTTGTCGGCGGATGCGCGCCTGGGCGAGCCGAACACCCGTTTCGGCGGGGATGCCGAAACCTCTTCCACGCGCTTCCTCTGGTCGGACCCGGCGTCCCGCCTGTCCGATTTCGACCCCGGCCGCGAGCGCTTCCCCATCGAGGCGGTGGAGGTCGCCGCGCATGGTTACGCGACGGTCTGCCCTGGCCAGGCGCTCGCCGGCGGCGTGCGTCATGCCCGCCACGCAGGCTTGGCCGATTGGCGCGGCCCGGTTCGGCTGGGCGGCGGCCTGCGTTGGTCGGACCTGCCGTTCTCCCTGCCGACCGGCAGCGGCGCTAACTATCGCCTGCACGGCGGCGATACGTCCGGCATTGGGCCGCGCGGCGGAATGTACCGCTGGCTGGGCGCCTGGGACGACCGCAGCTGGCGCGGCGACAGCAGTCTCACCCATCACACCCTGAACCCATGAGGAGAAACAAGCAATGGCAACTCTGACCCATAGCGGCCGGACGGCGCTGGCCGCCGCGCTGGCCTCCCAGACGCTGCATTTCGCCTGGGGCGTCGGCGACGCCGCCTGGGACGACAAGCCGGTTCCCGAGCCGGTGGACGCTACCGCGCTGCTGTCGGAAGTGGGCCGCCGGCTCATCACCGAAGTGCGTTTCGTCACCGAGGACCCGGCCGGCGAAGTTGTGGTGCCCACCGGCCGTTACCGGGTGTCGGCCGATCCGACCCGCCACCTGCTGCTGCGCATCGCTTTCGAGTTCGGCGACGCCGCGGCCTCGGTGATCCGTGAGGTCGCTGTCTTCGCCGGCACCCGCACCAAGCCAGATTTGCCGGCCGGGCAGCGTTATTTCACGCCTGACCAGATGGTGGCGCCCGGCACCCTGGTGGCGCTGGAGCGCATCACGCCCATTCATCGCTCGCCCGCCACGCGCGAGACTTTCGAACATGTCATTTCCCTGTAAGGACAGCAGCCATGTCTAATATGCCCGACGGTTACTACAACCGTTTCGATCCGGCCAAGCACTTCGACGCGCACCTGTTCCGGGTGGGTTACGCGGTGCAGGCGGCCGAATTCAATGAAGTCCAGTCCGGCCTGGCCGCCCGCATCCAGGGCGTGGCCGACGCCATGTTCCGCGACGGCAATGTGGTGCGCGACGCGCGCATCGTGGTGCAGGCCGACAGCGGCGACACCGTTTGCGAAGCCGGCGCCGTCTATCTCAAGGGCGCCGTGCGCGGCGTGGCGCCGAAAAAGCTCACCCTGCCGGTGGCGGGCGTCATCGCCGTCGGCCTGTATCTGCAAGAAAGCGTGGTGACGGAGCTGGAAGACCCCAGCCTGCGCGATCCGGCCGTGGGCGCGCGCAACTACCAGGAGGCCGGCGCCGCCCGTCTCAAGGTGGAGGCGGTGTGGGGCTATGCCGGCGATGGGCAGCCGGGCGAGTTCTTCCCGGTGTACCAGGTGGAAAACGGCGTGCTGCGCGCCAAGGAGCCGCCGCCGCAGCTGGATGGCGTCACCCAGGCGCTGGCGCGTTATGACCGCGACAGCTCCGGCGGCTCCTATGTCGTTTCCGGCCTGGCGGTCGCCGCCGCCGCCGACTTACCGACCGGCGAGCAGGTTTACACCGTCAGCGAAGGCCGCGCCCGCGTCAACGGCTATGGCGTGGAACTGAACACCTCGCGCCGGCTGGTGTATGCCGCCGCGCCCGATCTGCGGCAAATCGACAGCGAACCGCACACCAGCGCCAGCGGCGACGCCCAGCGCATCAATCTGGATCGCTCGCCGGTGGCCGCCATCAGCCAGGTGCGCATCACCAAGGAGGTGACCGTCACGCTGACGCATGGCGGCTATACCGGCGCCCAGGATCCGTTGCCGGACACCTCGGTCATCTCGGTGCTGGAAGTCAAACAGGGCGCGACGGTTTACGCGGCGGGCACCGATTACAAACTCAATGCCGGCAAGCTGGATTGGAGCCTGCCGGGCAGCGAGCCGGCGCCGGGCAGCACCTATACGGCGCGCTACCAGTTCATCGCCGCCGCGCAGCCGACCCAGGCCGATGCGACCGGCTTCACCGTGGCGGGCGCGGTGCCGGGCAGCCTGGTCTTGGTCAGCTATAGCCAGAAGCTGCCGCGGATAGACCGCCTGGCCATGGGCGCCGACGGCAAGCTGGTGTGGATCAAGGGCGTGGCGGCCGACTGGAATCCGCAGCCGCCGACGGTGCCGGACGCGCTGCTGCCGCTGGCCTCGGTCGTCCAGAACTGGAGCGGGGAGCGCCAAGTCGGCAATGACGGCGTGCGGGTGGTGCCGATGTCGGACTTGGCCGGGCTGCAAGGCCGGCTGGACCATATGGCCGAGCTGATCGCCCAGCAGGGCCTGACCGCCGATGCCCAATTGCGCGAGGCCGGCACCAAGAAAGGCTTGTTCGTCGATCCTTTCCTGTCGGACAGCATGCGCGACGCCGGCATCGCCCAGAGCGCGGCCATCGTCGGCGGCGAGTTGACCCTGCCCATTGGCGCCAGCGTATCGGCCATGCCCGGCGATGTGGCGGCGCGCGTCAGCCTGGACTTCAGCCTGTCGCCGGTATTGGAGCAGCCCATGCGCACCGGCAGCATGAAGGTCAATCCCTACCTGGCTTTCGACCCGCTGCCGGCGCCGGTCACGCTGACGCCGGCCGTGGACCGCTGGACCGAGACGCAAACCAGCTGGGCCAGCCCGATGACGGAGCGCCTGACCATAGGCTACGGCAACCGCGCCAGCATCAGCCAATCCACCAGCGACATGCTGCTTTCCACCAGCCGAAAGCCGATCGAAACCCTGCGCGCGATCGACGTGAATTTCACGGTGTCCGGCTTTGGCCCCAACGAAGCCCTGTCCAGCTTGAAGTTCGACGGCATCAGCCTCGCGCCCGCCGCCCAATAAGGAAAAACCATGCCTCTCAATGCCAATAGCGCCGGCGTGCTTGCCGGCATGTTCACCATCCCGGCCGGCGTGCCGGCCGGCGCCAAGCGCGTGGAGTTCGTCGGCGCCGGCGGCAGCCGCGGCGAAGCCGTCTTTGTCGGCCAGGGCGAGCTGCAAACCGATTTGCGCCGCTTGGTGACCCGGATTACCGAGACCCGCTGGCAGGTCGATCCGCTGGCGCAGACTTTCACGCTCAATGCCGACACCCAGCTGGGCGGCGTCGAATTGTGGTTTACCGCCAAGGGCGCCACGCCGGTGGCGGTGCAGATCCGCGAAACCTCCAGCGGCGTGCCTTCCCGCGCGGTGCTGGCGGAGGCGCGCCTGCTGCCGGGAGACATCGCCCTGGCCGGCCCCACCCGCATCCAGTTTTCGGCGCCGGTGTGGCTGCAAGGCAGCGTCGAATACGCGCTGGTGGTGCTGTGCGACGATGCCGACACCGCGCTGGCCATCGCCGAGCTGGGCAAGTGGGATAGCGGCGCCGGCCGCTGGGTGACCAGCCAGCCCTACCAAGTGGGCGTGCTGCTGTCGTCCAGCAATGCCAGCAGCTGGACGGCGCACCAGGACCGCGACATGGCGTTTCGCCTGTTGGCCGCCAGCTACGCTGTCACCGTCAAGACGCTGGACTTGGGCAAGGTCGCGGTGCAAAACGCCACCGACCTGATGCTGCTGTCGCTGTCCGACAGCCCCTCTGCCTCCGCCCGCGTCGAATACAGCCTGGGCTTGCCGGATGGCGGCGTGGTGCAAGTGGCGGACAGCCAGCCGGTGCGCTTGCCCGCGCCCCTGAGCGGACAGATCGGCGTCACCGCGCGCCTGCTCGGCACCGAGCAATCGTCTCCGGTGTTGTTTCCCGGCACTCAACTGGTCAGCGGCCAGCTGGCGCAAACCGCCGACTACGTCAGCCGCGCCATTCCGGCCGGCAGCAACGCCCGCGTGCGCGTGGTGTTCGAGGCGCTGATTCCGGCCGGCGCCAGCGTGGCGGTCTCCGCCTCCGGCATCGATCCCGGCGACGCGTTCCAGCCGGTGGCCTACTTGGGCAGCAAGCCGTTTGGCGACGGCTGGATGGAGATGACGCACGAACTGGCCTCGATCAGCGAAGCCATGGTGCGGGTCAAGCTGACGCTGAGCGGCAACAGCGCCGCCCGGCCGCGCGTGCGCAAGCTGCGCGTCATCATCTTGTAAGGAGCCGCCATGCCGGAAATCCTGACGACGCCCCATCTCAACCTGCCGCTGCCGCATCCGGCCAACAGCTTGGCCGAGGATGTGCTGCGCATCCGCGACGCCTTCAGCGCACTGGACCAGAAGTTGGCCAGCCTGGACGCGCTGCTGGCCAGCGACGATCTGAATCTGGACACCTTGCAGGAACTGGTGGCCGCCATCAAACGCGAACGCGGCGATCTGGATCAGGCCGCCGCGCAGCTGACGGAATATAAGAATGCCGTCAACGCCCGGCTGGCCGGGCACGACGACCGATTGCAAACCTTGACGGCGCTGGCCTGCGCCGGCTTGTAGCCTGGAGGAATCATGTCAAAAGACTTGCAAGACTATCGCGGCCAGCTCTTGGCGCGGATCAAGAGCCAAATGCTGGCCGCCGACTTCGGCAATGCCGGCGCCAGCGATCTGGTGATGCAATCGGCGCTGCTCAAGGCGTATAGCTTTGTCGGCAATCTGGACGCGCTGGATATCGATTATCTGCTGGACATGACGGCGGCGGATCTGGACAACCATTTGCAAGACGCCGCCAACAGCGCGCGCTTCAGCGCCTTATTGCAGTCCACCCGCACGGTCAGGGCGCTGGCCGCCAGCGCGCCCATCATGGCCGCCATCGCCGGCAGCGCCGCCGCCATGGCCTTGCTGGCCGCCAACGGGCCGGCCACGGCGGCGATCGCCGACAATGCGCAGGCCATCGGCCAGCTGGCGCTCAGCGCCACGGCGATGAAAGTCTTGGCGGGCAGCGCGATTGCGATGTCAGCCGTGGCGGCGTCTTCTACGGCGATGTCTATTGTTTCCGCCTCCGCCATCGCCATGACGGCGCTGGCGGCTTCGACGCCGGCGATGGGCGCGCTGGCGGCCTCGGCAACGGCGATGCTTCTCATCGTCTCCTCGGTGACGGCGATGTCTATCGTGGTGGCTTCTCCGACGGCCCTTGCGGCGCTGGCCGCCTCCGCTACGGCGATGGGCGTATTGGGCGCCTCTCCCGTCGGCATGTCCATTCTGGCGGCGTCCGCCACCGCCATGGCTGTGGCGGCGGCCTCCAGCGTGGCGATGACCGCGCTTGCCGCGTCATCGGTGGCGATGGCGGCAATCGTGGCTTCCGCTCCGGCATTGAGTGCCGTGCTGGGGTCGACCATCGCGATGAATGTATTGGCGGCATCCGCCGTGGCGATGGCTGCGGTGATGGCGTCCACGCCAGCGTTGAGCGCCGCCTCGGTTTCGACCGTCGCGATGAGCGCGTTGGCAGCCAGTCTGGCTGCGCGGTCGGCGCTGCTCGGGTCGTCTACAGCCTTGGGCATCATTGGCGGCAGCACGATGGCGGTCGGCAAGCTGGCGGCGGGCATTATCGGATTGGATGCGCAAGCCATCGCCGACATCGCCGCGGTGATCGCGTCGCCGGCCGCTCTGACCGCCATGGCGGCCTCTCCGGCGGCGATGACTGTGCTGGTGGCATCCCCGTCTGCGATGACTGCGCTGGCGGCGTCTTCGCCGGCGATGGCTGTATTGGCGGCGTCCGCTACGGCGATTAACGCCCTGAACGCATCGGACATCGCCATGGACGCATTGTATGCGTCGCCGCTGACGACCAAGGTCAGCTACAACTCCGCCCAGATTTGGAGCGGCGTCAATACCTTGCGTTCCGGCATCACGCTGTTTGTGCGCTTGACCACCAAGGCGGGCGGGGCGGGCTGGGGCGAAGGCAATAGCACCAATGAATGGATGCTGTTTGACGGCGCCCAGATCAATTTCGCGGAACGCAAAGCGAACCCGTACAACCACACCGGGTTGTCGTCCGCGCCGCGTCTGCCGCTGCGCCGCTGCGCTTCCACTTTGCAAATCCGTGTCTACCAGGCGTGTGAAATCGCCTATATCGCGCTGCCGGCATAAGGAAAATTCTGATGAAGCAATTTATTTTCGACAAGGTCACGCGCCGTTGCATCGGCTGCGTGGAAGGCGTGTCCGATGGATACAACGGGCAGGGCTTGTTGGTGGATGCGGATCGCATCGCTCCAGAAGTGGAGACCGACGATATGGGTAGTTTGTACCTGTCCGCTGATGGCGTAACCGTCACGCAAGACAGGGCCGCGCAGCTGGCGCAGGCCAAAGCCAGCCGCAAGGCCCGCATCAAGGAGGAGGCCGCTCGGCTGATCGAGGCGACCGCTTGGAAATTGGAGCGCGCCCGCGAGCGCGAAACCGCCGGCTGGGGCACCCTGGCCGAGGTGGACGCGGCGTTGGCCGAGCGCGAGGCGATACGCCGCTCGTCCAACGCCGCCGAACAGGCGCTGGATGCCTTGACCGACATGGCTAGCGTCCAGGCCTTCGCCTGGTCGGTCGATGTCCAGGTCGCCGCGCCGCGGCGGCTGACCCACAAACAATTCATGGCCCGCTTCAGCGACGCCGAAATCCAGGCCATGTTCAAGTCGTTCGCCGATAACGCTCAGTTGAGGAGCTGGTGGGAGCGTTTCAGCCTGGCCAGCGACATCAGCCTGGACGATCCGGCCACGCAGGCGGGCGTGCAGGCCTTGGAGGACGCCGGCCTGATCGGCAAGGGCAGGGGGGGCGAGGTGCTGGGCAAGGCGCCGGCCAAGGCGTAGCGCGTTTTATCGGCGGCCTCCTCCCGGGCGCAGCTGGCAAGGGAGAGGGGCCGCTTGGCCGCGAAGCGTCCGGCCATGCGCGATTCTCGCGTTTTCCTGCCCATTCGTTGTGCCAGGTTTCTCTTCAATCGCCTCTCCCTTCCGCCTTGCTGGGGAGGGGCTGGGAGGCCTTCCTCGCCAAACCGCCCCGCCTATTTCCCTAACCCGGTTTACAAGCCTCCGCCCACGGCGGTTTGGCACTATGACGCCATGACCAAGCTAAGCGACATCCTCTCCCTGCGCTAAGCGCGCGCCGCCGATGGATGACTTCCGTATCAAGCAGGATGTCGTCGGCGTGGGCGTCGTCTCGGGCGCCATGGCCGCGTCCGGTGGCGGGACCTCCGTGAGCGGCAGCGTGACGGCTGGTGGTAAGAGACGGATCGGGCACCCTCAATGGGCGGGCATGGTCCCGCCAGTCCCCGCGGTAAACCGCTGTCTGGTTTTCATCCATCTTCCTTCATTCAATCGGAACGCATGATGAGCAACGACTTTTTCACGATTCTGACCGCCGTCGGCAAGAACAAGCTGGCGGCGGCGGCCACCGGCGGCGCGCCGCTCAAACTCACCCAGATGGCGGTGGGCGACGGCGACAACGGCGGCTACTACACCCCCAGCGAGGCGCAGGCCGCGCTGAAGCATGAGGTGTGGCGCGCGCCCTTGAACAATCTGGCCACCGACCCGCAAAACCCCAACTGGATCATCGCCGAGCTGGTGATCCCGGACCATGTCGGCGGCTTCACCATCCGCGAAGTGGGCGTGTTCGACGCCGACGGCGCGCTGATCGCTGTCGGCAAATTCCCGGAAAGCTATAAGCCGGTGCTGGCGGACGGCGCCGACAAGCAGCTCTACGTGCGGCTGATCATGGAGGTGAGCAACGCCGCCGCGGTGACGCTGCAGGTGGACCCCAGCGTGGTGCTGGCCACCCGCGCCGCGGTGGATCAGCGCATCGCCGAGGAACTGGCCAAACTGGACGGCAAACCCTCCGTCCGCGCCGCCACAACCATCGCCATCGCGCTGGCAGGTCTGCAGACGGTGGACGGCGTGGCGCTGCAAGCCGGCGACCGCGTGCTGGTGAAGAACCAGGCCAATGGCGCGGACAACGGCATTTACGTGGCCGCCGCCGGCAACTGGGGCCGCAGCGTGGACGCCAACGCCAGCATGGAAGTGACGCCGGGCCTGTTTGTGGCGGTGGAGCAGGGCGTGGTCAACGGCGGGGCGATTTGGCAGTTGACGGCGCCATCGCCGATCACGCTGGGCTCTACGCCGCTGAATTTCGCCATGTTGGGTGGCAATACCGGCGTGGCGGCTGGCACGTATCGCAGCGTCACCGTCAATGCGCGGGGGCTGGTGGTGGGGGGCAATAACCCATCGTCCGCTGATGAGTACGGTTTGAGCGCGGACCTGGCTTTGCCATTGGCGGCCTTGCCCTTGCCGGTAATCGGGACGCCGGATAACCGACTGACCGTGACGGCCTCAGTCGTTGCAGGGCAGGGAGGCGCCATTTCCATACCGGCTGGCGTGACGCTGGCCTTGGCGCAGGAGGTGGTTGCAGGGCAAAACGGCCGTGTTCGCTCGTTTGTCTCTTCTGTGTGGACTAGTCCAGCACTGCAAGCCAATGCCGAATATTACCTACGCGCGCAAGCCGGGGCTGGCGGTTTGACGATCTATGTTCAGCGTGGGCAGTTGAATGATGCGAAGCCGGATGGCTTGAAAGGCAGTCCCAATGGCGGCAGCGGCGGCGGATTTTACTCCACAGCCCTGGACATCTGTCTTGCCCGTGTGTTGACCGGCGCGCCAGGCGCCTTGCCGACAGTGCAGAGGGTGATCAACCGTGGCGACAATAGCTGGGCTGCGACGATGAACGGGAGCGGGACGGTGTATTTGCCGTTCGATCCCTTCATGCGTACCGGACGTATCTCCACTGGCATCGTGACCCCTCATTCATCAGCCATATCTTCCGTGATGCATGGTTCCGCAGGGTGGACTGGATATGCATATTGGTATGCTGCTCCCAGTGGTCAAAATGGTAGTAGCTATATAACTGGCAGTTCTTTGAATTGGACCGCCAATACAAGCGGAGTCCTGACTTCAAGTAATGTTGTGGGCGATGCGACTGTTTCGACGAGTACTGGAATATTTGAGCACATGGCTGGTAAATCCATGTGGCAAGTGCTGCAGTTGGAACATCAGATCGGTGATTTGACTGGCGCCAATGGCGATGAACACTTGATGGCGGAGGCGACTAAGAACCTACTGCAAGCCGACTATGACTCTGGATTGGCTATCAGCTTTGCCAATTGTGTCAATGCTTTGATTACTTGGGAGGTCGTACGATGAGAATCATACAAGACTTGCTGGCATATGATGGCGAGCTGCGTCCGGCGCAACCCAGTCCGGATCATATTTGGGATGGGGCTGCTTGGCAGTTTTCTGTTGAGAAACAGATCGCAATGTTGACCCAGATGAAGATCGAAATTTGCATCCGTCTGGATGCTTCCGCGGACGCCGCCAGCCAGCCTTACGCCGGCAGCGAGCTGCGCGCGTTGGAATACCAACGCGCCGCCGCCGAGGCCCAGGCGTATAAGGATGCCGGCTACAAGGGCGACGCGCCGGCCGGTGTGCGGGCCTGGGCGGACGCCAAGGGCCTGAGCGGCAAGGACGCGGCCGACGGCATCCTGGCCAAGGCCATGGCGGCGGATCAGGCGCTGGCAGCCATCCGCGCCATCCGGTTGAAGGGCAAGGAGGCGGTGCGCGCCGCCGCTAGCCTGGATGCCGTCCAGGCCGCCGCCGATGGCGCGCTGGCGCAGCTGCAGGCCGTGGCCGCGGGTACGCCGGATGCCGCCGCGCCGCAGGCCGCCGCCAAACCCAGCCTGTGGCGCGCACCGCTGCAGTTGTTCTCGCGCTAAGTCCCTTAGCGGCGTCCGCCGCGTCCTTCCCGCCCGCGCGGATGCGAAAGCGCCGCGCGGCATCCGCGGAGCCTGATCCATGATCGACACCACCCCCAATCTCTTGGCGGGCGATGATCGGCTTGCGCCCATCGCCGAGCTGAGCCGTCGTTTTCAGCAGATCGCGCTGCCGCCGTTTCTGGTTTACCTGATAGACAGCGTGCAGGCCGAGTGGCTGCCAGCCTTGGCCGAACAGCTGCACGTGGCCGGCGACGAAGGCTGGCTGCTGGCACGCACTGAACGCCAGCGGCGCGACCTGATCCTGCAGGCCATCGCCCTGCACCGGCGCAAGGGCACGCGCTGGGCGCTGAGCCAGGTGCTGGCCACCTTGGGCCTGAACGGCCGCATCAGCGAGTGGTTCGAATACCAGGGCGAACCGTACCGCTTCCGCATTGATCTGGAGCTGTCCGCCGATGGCTTGCCGGAGGCGACCTATCACGCCTTGCGCCGCATGCTGGAGCAGTACGGCAACGCCCGTTCCTTGCTGGAAGGCCTGAGCCTGCGCTACACCCGCCATGATGTGACGCCCTGCCTGGCGTCCACGACCGAAGGCGGCGAGCTGGCCACCGTTTATCCCTATGCCACCCGCGAGCGCGAGCAGCGCAACGCCTTGTATTCCGTCGCCGTTGCGGGCGGCGCGGAGCGCGCCGCCGTCTATCCCTACCGGCAGACCCGCTGGCAGGGCGGGCAGCCCCTGGCCTGGGGCGGCGCGCCTTTGGCGCGGGAAACCGTCGCCGTTTATCCGTTCCGGCCCGCGCTTTTCGAGGGCCAGTCTCCCCTGCGTTGGGCCGCCGGCTTGCTGTGCCGGGAAACCGTCACCGTGCCGCCGCTCGGCTTCAACGCTTTTTCTAAAACTCTTTAAAAGCCTCCGCCCACAGCGGTTTGGCACCATGACGCCATGACAAAGCTAAGCGAAATCTCCTCCCTGCACTGGCAGCCGGCGCTGCAACCGCGCGCCGCCAACCCCGGCCCCAACGGTTTTCCGGATGTTGTGGAGAACCTGGACGACATCCATCAGGCGCTGCGCATCATCCTGGGCACGCCCAAGGGCAGCGACCCGCTGCGGCCGGAGTTCGGCAGCGATCTGCACCGCTACCTGGACTACCCGGTGGACCGCGCCCGGCCGCATGTGGTGCGCGAGGCGGTGGCCGCCATCGGCCATCCGCAATACGGCGAGCCGCGCGTCGAGCTGGTGCGCGTGCTGTTCAGCGTGGAAGCCGACGGCAGCGCCCGGCTGTGCGCGCAGTGGAAGCTGGCCGATGGCGTGGTCCGCGAGACCGAGCTGAAGCTGTAAGCCACCCGACAAGGACCCGACCATGAGCCCGATAACGACCGACTTGCCCAAGTTCATCAACGACGATCCGACGGCCATCGCCAAGGAAATCGCCGCCTATTACCAGGAAAAAGCCGGCAAACAGCTGTATCCCGGCCAGGTGGAGCAATTGCTGATCGACCTGATCGCCTACCGCGAAAGCATGGCCCGCGCCGCCTTCAACGACGCCGGCCGGCAAAACCTGGTGGCCTTTGCCCGCGCGCCGATGCTGGACTACCTGGGCGAACTGGTGGGCGTCACCCGGCTCAGCGCGCAGCGCGCCACCGGCAAGGTCAAGCTGACTTTCCCCGCGCTGGCCAGCGATTCGGGCATGACTCAGGTGATTCTGCCCGTCGGCAGCAAGATAGCCGGCAACGCCAATGTGCAGTTCCAGACGACGGCCGAACTGGTGGCGACGCTGAATGCGGGCAAGCAGGAATTCACCATGGACGTGGAAGCCACCGTGCGCGGCGACATCGGCAACGGCTTCCAGCCGGCCGACCTGAACCAGCTGGTGGACGATCCTGGCGTCAAGGTGGACGTGGTCGGCGTTGGCGTTACCGCGGGCGGCATAGACGTGGAGGATGACGAGCGGCTGCGCGAGCGCATCCGCCTGGCGCCGGAGTCGTTCAGCGTGGCCGGCAGCGTGGCGGCCTATCGCCACCACGCGCTGAGCGCCACCCAGGGCGTGCTCGATGTCGCCGTGGTCAGCGCGTCCAACCTGGGCAAGATCGCGCCGCCGGGCGACCCGGTGCAGCCGGGCGAAGTCAGGCTGTTTCCGCTGTTCCGCGGCAACCAGCCGGGGGCGGGGCAGCTGGATCAGGTCAAGAGCGCCTGCAGCGCCGACCGGGTGCGGCCGCTCACCGACAAGGTCACCGTGGCGCAGCCGCCGAGCTTCGAATTTCAGGTAACGGCCAAACTGCAGCTCTACGCCGGCAGCGACAGCCAGCAGACGCTGCAAGCCGCCAACGCCTCGCTGGACGCTTACCTGGCCGGCCGCGCCGACAAGCTGGGCTGCGATATCGTGCCTTCGCAACTGGTGGCCGCGCTGTCCGTGCCGGGCGTGTATCAGGTGACGCTGAGCCAGCCGGCCGCCGCCGTGGTGGTGCCTTACTTCGGCTGGTCCCACTGCACGGCGCGCGACATCCAGCTCGACGCCGCCGACTTGGACGGCGTGGACCATGACTGAACGCTACGACCGGGTCTATCCGCCCCTGCTGCGCGGCGACGCCCGCTTCGGCGCGCTGGCCGAGCTGACCCGCCGCCTGGGCGCGCCCTACGCCGATCCGGAGCGGGCCGAGGTGCAGGGCCAGTTCGAAACCGGCGAGTTGCTGGTGTACCTGGTGGACAACGCCCAAGAGGCGCTGCTGCCAAGGCTGGCCGAGCAGTTCCACGTGAGCGGCGACGAAGGCTGGCTGCTGGCCAGCGATGACGCCAAGCGGCGCGAGCTGATCAAGCGCGCCATCGAGTTGCACCGTTACAAGGGCACGCGCTGGGCGCTCACGGAAGTGTTCCGCGTGCTGGGCATACGCATCGAGCTGAAAGAGTGGTGGGAGGCCGATGGCTCCGGCCAAGCCTACACCTTCGACCTGACCGCCTGGGCCAATGACAACCTGCTGCCCGGCCAGGCCGTGCTGAACCCGCGGCTGTACCAGCGCCTGCGCAGCATGATCGAGCAGGTCAAGCCGGCGCGCAGCGCTTACGGCTTCAAGATCGGCGCCGCCTTCCGCCAGCCGCTGCGCTGGGCCGGCGTCTTGCAGGGCAGGGCGCTGAACCGCGCCGACGCGGCCTGCCGGCCCAATCCGGCCAAGCCGCTATCGCAACCGCTGCGCCTGGCCGCCGCGCTGAAACCGCGGGCCGTGATGCGCGCTTACATGGAGAGCAATCGATGAGCAGCACCCCCTTGATCCCGCTGATCCTGGATTGCGGCCTGGCCGCCATCCAGCTGGCCGGCCACGACGGCGTCCAGCTGCGGATCACCCATATCGCGCTGGGCGACGCCGGCTATGCGCCGGATGTGGCGCAAACCGCGCTCAAGCATGAAATCGTCCGCTACCCCATCGCCGACGGCCAGAGCCAGGGGCCGCGCCAGCTGCACCTGACCGCGCTGGCCAGCGACCAGACCGAGTTCTGGGTGCGCGAGGTGGCCTTCATCCTGGAAAACGGCCAGCCGCTGGCCATCTGGTCCGACCCGCAGCAGGCGCTGGCCTACAAGCAGGCCAATCTGGAGCTGCTGCTGGCCTTCGACCTGGCCCTGTCCGGCGTGCCGGCCGACAGCGTGACGGTGCAGTCCACCGGCGCCGGCCTGAACCTGGCGCTGGGCGAGGAGCTGGCCAGCCTGGGCGCGGCGCAAGTGGACGAAATGACGCGCGGCCTCAAGCGCGACGACGCGCTGCGCGGACAGCAGGCGCGCCAGGACCAGGCCGAGCAGCGGCTGGCCGGCCACGACAGCCGCCTGAACGGCCACGACGCCGCCTTGTTAACCCTCGATCAGCGCGGACAGCAGTATCGCGACGATCTGGCCGAACTGGCCACCGCTCAGGCCGCGGCGCTGATCCAGCTGCAATGCCTGACCCTGCAACGCAGTGTTTTGAATCCCAAGTGAAGGAGAGAACATGAGTCTGGAACAACAAGTCGCCGCCCTGGTGACGGCATCGAACAATCTGACCGGCGTCGTCGCCGGCAAGCAGGCCGATATCGACGCCAAGGTGGCGGCGAAGATCAACGATCTGGAGCAGTGGCGCAGTCAAAATATTGCGTTGATGCCGCCTAATCTGATCGACAATGCGCACATGATGAATTTGAATGACAAAGGTGTGCCGCTTGGGTTCAGCGTATATGGCGATGGCGCAATCATTCAAGCCGTCCATCCGTATACCAAGGGTTATGAGGGACCGTATGTCGATACTAAGCCGGCCAATGCCGCGAATAGCCCGGTAGAAGCCACACAAGATAAACCATATTGGTATGGTTCTTACAATATGGGTGCGCGTAGCGGGCGAGGTGGGCTATCCGGAGGCTGGGGGGGGCAAACGACTGGTCATATTATTAGGGTTACAACGCCTAATACAAAAGGGGCAAATGGCCAGTTTAGAGCAGTATTCACTGGAGCAAAGCTTCCGGTTGAGCTGAGTGCAGTATATTTCTCTGCTTGGTTTTATATCGAAAAAGGTAGTATTGGCCTTGGGGTTGATGCAGGTTATACAGGTAATAATAATTTCTATCCTGGGGCTGTTGTGATTGATAAGAAAATGACGGCAGCCTCACCGGATGGGTGGTATAGATATTCCGGAATTATCGGGGTGTCGCAGGTCACATCTCTAGGGGCAAATCAGATGTGTATCGGGTTCGGTGAAGGTGAGACAGAGTTCTACATGGCCCTTCCCTATATTGGCGTTCCGTTTAATGCAAACTTTATGGTGGGTTGATAGGAGGATTTATGTACGTTTTCTTTAAAGGACAGCCAAATGGTTTTATTCAGGATCGAACCATTGTTGATGATATGATTGCGCGTGGCGGCTTGAGCCGTGATGACTTCAGTTATGTCTGCACGGATCAGGAAGCCAGAGAGCAGTGTGAAGCCTATATTCTTCAAAATTATCCGTTATGGAAACAGGCCAATATCACAAGGGATGGTCCCGATGCGAGCCGAACCGCGATGGCGGATTTTATCAACGCTTGCCGGGCTTGGAGTAATGCTCAACCTTGCAATCCTTTGGTCCTGGAAAATATCAAGCCGAAGATTTAAGGTGCGTCGCGATTTTTACTCTGAGCATTAAGTTGATGGACAAGTTTTGTTTCCCGTAAGCTAGGGTCTCAATCTGGCTATGAATACACATAGCATCCATCTTGGTTACGCCGGGCTTCGCCCGAAGCCCGGCAGCTTCTCCTTCCTTGTCGTTTCCCCGGCGTCTCCGCCATCGCGTCTCTTCCGCTTCCCTCATACTCTCTCTCACGGTTTCCGCTTTAACCCCTGCCTTTCCCCGCGTTCGGCCGCCACGGTGGCTCGTTCCATATCCCCTTTCCTTTGTTTGCCTCTAGCCCGCCGCGCATCGGCAGCGTCCACCTTTCTCCTTTTCGGAGCCTTTCCCCATGTCCATCTTCTCCGCGCTGGTCCTTCCCCTCGAATCGCAAACCCCTTCCCATGCCAACGTCGATACGCCGCGCTTGGCTGAGGCCATGCCGTCTCCGCGCCTGAGCGCCGTCTTCCGTCCGCTGGCCGTATTGCGCCTGTCCATGCAGGCCGAGCGCCGCTGACCCTTCTCGGTTTTCTCCTCTTTCGCGGGCCGCTGTCCACGGCCCGTCCCGCCCCTTTCCCTTCACCCAGGAGGCTGTATGCAGCTCCATCCCCGCGTTCGTCCGCTTGCCGCGGCGGCGCATCATTCCGCGCCCGCGGGGAGAGGCGGCCATGGCTGACGCCGTCTCTCCCATCCTGAAACAAGACGCCCGCTTCGGCCCCTTGGCCGCGTTGACCGAGCGGCTGACCGACATCGACCTGACCCCCTTCTTGGTCTACCTGCTGGACAACGTCGACGCCAAGCTGCTGCCGCAACTGGCCGAGCAATTCCACATCGGCGGCGACGAGGGCTGGACCCTGGCCGAGTCCGACGAGGCGCGCCGCGCGCTCTTGCACAGCGCCAACGAGCTACATCGCTACAAAGGCACGCCCTGGGCCATACGCGAAGTGATACGCCGCCTGGGCCTGGGCGAAGTGGAGCTGATCGAGGGCTTGGCCGGCCAGCGCCGCAACGGCCTGATCCAACGCAACGGCTATTACGTGCATGGCGACCCAGGCAGCTGGAACCAGTACCGGGTCCTGCTGGGCAAGCCCATCACCAACGACCAGGCCGCCCAGCTGCGCCGCATGCTGGCGCTGTACGCCCCGGCGCGCAGCGTGCTGGCCAGCCTGGAGTACCAAAAGGTGGCCAACCGCCACAACGGCGCCATCCGCCGCAACCGCCAATTCAACCGAGGGAGTGCCTAATGGCCAATCTGCAAGAAAAACCCGTCTGGGAGACGGGCATCTATCAACTGGAAACCACCGACCCTGTTTTGGGCGGACCGGACGGCGTGGACAATCTGCAGGCCAAGCAGCTGGCCAACCGCACCACGTTTTTGAAGAAGCAGATAGACGATGTGGTGGCCGGCGCGCTGACCGCCGAATACGCCGATCGCTTGAAGACGCCACGCAATATAGCCATGACCGGAGACGGCAGCTGGAACGTGTCCTTTGACGCCAGCGGCGATGTCAGCGCGCAGATGACGCTGAAGGACAGCGGCGTGGCAGCCGGCAGTTACGGCCAGGTGACGGTGGATTCCAAGGGCCGCGTCACCGCGGCCCGCGCCATCCAGCCCGGCGACGTGCCGGCGCTGGACTGGGGCAAGATCGTCTCCGGCAAACCGACCACGCTGGCGGGGTATGGCATTACTGATGCGGCGCCCATCGCGCAAAGCATGGTGAGGCGAGCGGATTTTGACCAATCCCAAATCGATGCGGCCACACAGTCAGGTTTTCGAAGCGTGCTACATCCCGGTGATACGAGCTTGCTGATGACGATGGATGCGGGAGGTTCTGTCGGGCCATTCCAGCTAGAGGCTTTCTATGCTGGAAACTTACGCTGGCGTAATCAGACAGACGGCCGGAGTTGGACTGATTGGAAAAATATATGGCATAGCGGCAACTTCAGTCCTGATGGCAAGGCAGATAAGGCAACGACTCTGGCTGGGTATGGAATCAGCGACGCGGCGAGCAAGAGTGATCTGAAAGCGATTTCCGATAGCGTAAACGGTGGCAAGGCGGATAAAGCAACGACGTTGGCAGGTTATGGAATTATTGATGGCGCCAGCAAAACCGATCTGAAAACAGCCATCGATGGCGTGATAGCCGGCGCGCCTGGCGCGTTGAATACCTTGCAAGAGCTGGCTTCCGCTCTAGGCAATGATGCCAACTATGCGGCAAGCATCACCAGGCAGTTGTCTGGCAAGGCCGATAAGGCGACGACGCTGTCGGGCTATGGCATTACCGATGCAGCACCCATCGCGCAAAGCATGGTGAGGAGAGCGGATTTTGACCAATCCCAAATCGATGCGGCCACACAGCCAGGTTTTCGAAGCGTGCTACATCCTGGCTATACGAGCTTACTGATGACGATGGATGCGGGAGGTTCTGTCGGGCCATTCCAGCTAGAGGCTTTCTATGCTGGAAACTTACGCTGGCGTAATCAGACAGACAGCCGGAGTTGGACCGATTGGAAAAATATATGGCATAGCGGCAACTTCAGTCCTGATGGCAAGGCAGATAAGGCGACGACTCTGGCTGGGTATGGAATCAGCGATGCGGTGAGCAAAAGCGATCTGAAAGCCGCAGCCGACAACGCAGGCAGCGGTAAGGCAGACAAGGCGACAACCTTGGCGGGCTATGGCATTACTGATGCGGCTAGTAAGAGTGATCTGACTGCTGCAGTCGATGGGGCGTTATCTCCCCGTAATAATGTGTTGACGGCGTCGCAAACGACTCGAATTATTAAAACTACACCAAATACTTACGATGCAGGAATTTATACCAGTGGGACATTGGAGCTGAGGTCGGCAGGCGATGACTTTCCATCTCTAGGCTTGCACCGCCCGGGGAAAACTGCGGTAGCGTTAGTGCACAAGGCATATGGTGATGATTCGCTGGTTCTGAAGGAGGCTAATAATAATGAATATCGTGTTTGGCACGCTGGGAATGATGGGAGTTTCATCAAAAGGCGGCGCACACGTATTCATGCTGATGATAAAACCTCTCTGGACAGCTCTATTGTCTCTGGTGAAATGGGTTTCAATTATGGCACTTCAAGTGGTGTAACGGGGCCATTTATCTCATTTGGTGGTTTGGACACGAGCGCTAACTATAGTTGTCAATTGAATGCCGATTATATGTCTGGCAATGTGATGCGTTTTCGGACAAAGAATGATGATGGGGCAAACCCGCGCTGGAATCCATGGCATACCCTCGTGCATGAAGATAGCCTAGTATTGACAGCAAAGGCGGATAGAGCGACAACTTTAGCAGGGTATGGGATTACAGACGCTGCACCGAATGCACAAAGCATGGTGATGCGTGCTGATGTTGATCAATCACAAATTGATACGGCCACTATGCCTGGTTTTAGGAATGTAGTTCATCCTGGCGATACTAGTTTGCTGATGACAATGAATGCAGGTGGATCTGTTGGTCCTTTCCAATTGGAAGCCTTTTATAGTGGAAACCTGCGCTGGCGTAATCAGATAGACAGTAAGACTTGGACAGACTGGAAAAAAGTCTGGCATTCCGGCAATATGACTTTTGAGTTCTGAATCATGCCTAAAACTTATGTCGATCAAAAGCAGGTTAAACACTGGTATGTGGATGGCCGGAAAGTGCAGAAAGCCTATCAGGGTGGCCGTCTGGTGTTTCAGGATGAACTCGTCGTGGTATTAGCTGCCAGCAATTACAATTTCGATACGGGGAGTTTGCATCAACAGATGGTGACTGCCGCAGGCGGTAGTTGGCCGCAAGGCGCGACCTTCCGCGTCATCGTTCAGCCCGGTGTTCAACTGGTGTCTAAAGATACGTCCAATGCCTGCTTCTGGTTTGGTGGCGCCATCGTCGGCAATACCGTGATCGTGGAGAACTATGGCCAGATTTTAGGGAGAGGTGGGAAAGGTGGCGATTGTGGAAATAGGCCTATGCCTGGGGAGAATGGTAGCGCAGCCATATGGGTGGACGGCGGTATTAAGTTGTTTGTTAGCAATCAAGGCTTAATCGCTGGCGGCGGAGGTGGGGGGGCTGGGGGCTTATCGATACGCAATGTAGGGACTCGACGTTACCGATGCTCAGGTGGTGGAGGGGCGCCATTCGGACCGGCCGGCGCATGTGATGATGCGAGTGGAGGCAGTGCGAATTATGAACAGGCAGGAAACACTCACACGTCTTGGGTTGCTTCAGGTTCTGGCGGGGCCTGGGGGCAAAGTGGAAGTGGCGGCATCTATTCGACCTATAACGGCCGGCCTGGTGGCAAGCCTCAAGAAGAGCCAGAGGACCCCTACCAAGATGAATCCATTCCCGGCGGCACCGCAGGCCCGGCCATTGGCCTAATCAACGGCGCAACTTGCTCGTATTTGAACCGCGGCGATCTGCGCGGCAACGCCCCATAACTCTCGGAGACGACTCATGCTGTTTTCTAACTCTCAACAAACCACCCTGGTTCAAAATGACCAGACTTATCGAACTTTGCTCAAGCCCTCTCTGCCCGCAGGTCCGCAAGAGCAAGGCGCGATTCGCGAAATCCGTTATGCCCCAATTAGCAAGACGCGCGAGGCGCTGGACGATCAATACACTTGGCAGCTTACGAGCGAGCAAGAAGCCGCGCTGCAGCAATGGATAGCTGCTTTTGATCCACAAGATAGGCTGGTCTACACCTATGACCAGAGCGGCCAATTTAGCGGCGAGGCTTGCTTGCGCAGCTTGCAAGCCAGTGGCAATCCGCGTCATACCGAGCTAGCGCCGTTGGAGCGCCATGTGTTCATCGATGGTCAATGGCAAGCCGATGATGGTTTGCTGGCTGAGCAGGCCCGTCAGCAGCGAGACGTGTTATTGCGTGAAACCTTGGACCAATTGCAGCGGCACGAACGGCAGCTCAAGTACCAGCCCTCGCTGGCGTTGAAGCCAGAGATAGCCCAGGCATTGGCGGACTATGCGCAGGCTTTGTGCGATGTGCCGGCGCAGCCGGGATTTCCGCGCAAGATCATTTGGCCGCAACGCACGGCTTAATGTGAGGATCGCCGGTCTTTCTTTGAGAGGCTGGCGGTCAGTTCTGAAGCAGAGACGTTAAATACCCTTCCTAAACTCCTTTCCAAGCCGCGCGCCGCGGGTTTAGGCACCATGTCGTCCTGACCGGAAAGCCGGCCTCTTATGGGGCCGGCTGTTGCCGCGCCTACGCGCGGCGCAGGCGCTTGGGTGCTCGCCTTGGTTCTTCGCCCGGTCATGCCTGCGTTCCATCGTTTCTCCGCAGAGACGGGACGCCCTTATCATTCAAGCAAGCGAGGAACGACATGGCTTTTTTGAAGGAAACCAACAATTGGGAAGCTGGCATTTACCAGCTGGAGACCACCGACCCGGTGCTGGCCGGCCCGGACGGCATCGACAATTTGCAAGGCAAGCAGCTGGCTAACCGCACCGTCTATCTGAAAGACCAGATCAATCAGCTCGCCAGCGGCAAACAGGTGGCCGGCAATGCCGCCAAGCTGAGTACGCCGCGCAATATCGCCATGAGCGGCGACGGCAGCTGGAATGTGATGTTCGACGCCAGCGGCGACATCAGCGCGCAGATGACGCTGAAAGACAGCGGCGTGGCAGCCGGCAGCTACGGCCAGGTGACGGTGGATTCCAAAGGCCGCGTCACCGCGGCCCGCGCCATCCAGCCCGGCGACGTGCCGGGGCTGGATTGGAGCAAGATCGCATCCGGCAAGCCGACCACCTTGGCGGGGTATGGTATTGCCGATGCGGCTGGATCTGCTTTCGTAGGGCCCATGAGTATGAATGCTTATATGCCGCCTGGCATCTATGAATATGATCCTGCAGGAGAGGGGGCTCCGACCAATATCCCCAATCATACAGTTCTATCCATGGGGCGGGCCTCTCGCTGGACTCAGTTGGCAATGCCTTATAGTCAGGATCAGTTATTCTTTAGACGGAATATAGATGGGAAAACGGGTGGGTGGAGAGCAGGGCAATCGCACCTTCTTGTCATAAGCAAACAGACTTGCCAACCCACCCAGACTTGAGGTGAACTCCCAGGTTTTACCGGTGCGGGATGGGAACGTTGATGGAACATTTGGCCGAGGTGCCCGAGCCGAGGACCGGGCGCTACATCGCCCATCCGCTGGACGAAATTCTGGTGATTGCCGTGTGCGCCATCTTCGCGGGGGCGGAGAGCTTTGTGGAGGCGGTCGAGTGGGCTGAGGTTAAGGAAGCTTGGCTGCGGCGCTTCCTGCCGTTGAAGAATGGCATTCCTTCTCACGATACCGTCAACCGCGTGTTCCGACTGCTGGATCCCAAGCAGTTCGAGAACGCCTTCCGCAGCTGGACGCAAGGACTGCTGGGCTCGTTCCAGCAGATCGCCATCGATGGCAAATGCCTGCGCGGCACCGCTCGCGGCGCGCACAGCCCGGTGCACATGGTCAGCGCCTTCGCCACCGAACTGGGCTTGGCGCTGGGGCAGGAGAAAGTCGCCGACAAAAGCAATGAAATCACTGCGATTCCGGCGTTGCTGGCCGCACTGGATGTGGAGGGCTGTCTGGTCAGCCTGGATGCGATGGGCTGCCAGAAAGAGGTTGCCAAGACCATCGTGGCGCGTAAAGCGGACTATTTGCTGGCGGTGAAGGAGAACCAGCCCAAGCTACGTCAGGCCGTAGCGTGCGCGCTGCATGACCATCCCACCGAGCGAGTGGCCAGCGCGCAAAAAGGGCATGGCCGCACGGTGTTGCAACATGTGGTGACAGCCCGGGCGGACGGCATTGTCGACGCTCAGGCCTGGCCCGGCTGCCAAACAGTGGGTCGCGTGGATTCGGTGCGGCTGGATGGTCGCGGACAATCGGCGCTGGAGCAGCGCTATTATTTGTCGTCGCGCGCGTTGAGCGCGGAAGAGCTGGCGCAGGCGGTGCGCCGTCATTGGGCGATCGAAAACGGCCTGCATTGGTGTCTGGATGTGATTTTTCGGGAAGATAACTGCCCATTGCGCGAAGATCATGGACCGCAGAATTTTGCGCTGCTGCTGAAATTCGCGCTCAACCTGCTGCGTAGTTCGCCGTATCAGGCCAAGAAAAGCATGCGGGTGCGACGCAAGCGTGCCGGCTGGGATGATGAGGCCTTGGCTGAGTTGCTGGGCATGTCGCCTTTATGACGTGAAGGTGCGATTGCCCTGGGTGGAGAGAGGTTTGGCACAATGGTAACTTTTTGCCTGAGTCTAAAGCTGATAAAGCTAGTACTTTAGCGGGTTACGGTATTAACGATGGGGCAACAAAATCGGATTTGAAAGCCGCTATAGATGGCTTGGTGGCAGGGGCGCCAGGCGCCTTGAACACGTTGAAGGAGTTGGCGGATGCTTTGGGTAGTGATGGAAATTTTGCGGCGACGGTTACCAATAAGCTAGCAACGAAGTCTGACAAGGCGACGACGCTGACAGGATATGGAATTACCGATGCGGCTGGGTCTGTATTTTCTGGCTCAAATAGTCTGAATACATATACTGTTCCCGGTGTGTATGAATATGATCCCGTAGTGGATGGAGCCCCAACCAGCATACCTAATCATACGGTTTTGTCCATGGGGCGAGTAGCGCGCTGGACGCAGCTGGCTATCCCTTATCGTAAAGATCAACTGTTTTTTCGTCGGAATATCGATGGAAATCGGGGGGAATGGCAGGAAGTTTGGCATGGTGGGAATTTTCGACCGGAACTAAAGGCAGACAAAGCGACTACGTTGGCTGGCTATGGCATCACGGATGCCACTAGCAAGGATGCCAATAACCGTTCTTGGGCCAGCGCTTTCCGTGCTAGCAAGGGGCTGCCGAATGGAGATGAATCCAGAACCGGATTTGCCTTCGAGACCGATGGTGATACGGGTCTGTTTGCCGATGGTTCCGGGATTTCTGGCAGTAGCGCGTTGGGTATGTATATTGATAGCAGCAAAGTTTTTCAGGTGGGCCGAGGAGGCCAAATATGGTCTCCTCTCTATGGTGCGCTGGAGGATAAGTTTGCGGCCAAATCGTCTACTCTGGCGGGTTATGGTATTACCGACGCCGTATCCATAAATGGAAATGGCTCGAAGACTTTTAACGTGGCAAATGCGACTTCGGCTGCCCACGCTGTCGCATATGGGCAATTTGCTAGTTCATTGGTGCCGACGGGCTATCAGTATTTGCCAAATGGCATGTTGCTGCAGTGGGGCAAGACGCCTGGTATCGCCGGCGCAGCTTCATATACAGGCAATTTTGCCATAGCCTTTCCAAATGGCGTCTTTTCCATGACTGCGAGTTCGTATCTGGATACAAATAACTCGGAATTCTTTAATGTGTTTGTCGTTAGTAATACCCAATATCGTATTACGAGTGGAGCTGTGGCGGCACAGAGTGCACCAGTAACTTGGATTGCAATTGGTTATTGATGTTTTATAGGGTAACCAGGGACTTGTTATTTCAGCTTAATTATTTGAGGTATAGAATGGGACAGAAAATCGCAGCATTTAATGAGAATGGGGAAATTACAGCATTTTATGATTCTATCGATTCCCCGCCGAAAGATGGAGAGAAAGTTATCTCTATTACCGATGAACAATGGCAAACATGCCTGAGCCAACCGGGCTGGACGGTTGTGGACGGCACGTTGCTTGCGCCGGTTCCGCCCTCGGAGGCGGAGCAGTTGCGGCTGGCGCAGCGAATCCAGTGCCAACGGCTGCAGGCGGCATGCGAATCGGCCATTACCGCCAGCTTCCCGTCTATGGCCTTGGGGCCGCAGCCATGCGTCTACGGCAGCCGGCTGACGGATCAAAACAATCTGTTGTCCGCGCTGTCCGCGGCGCGGGGACAGCCGGTCAATTGGACCACGCCGCTGTGGTGCGCGGATGGGAAGGGCGACTGGGCGTTCTTGCCCCACACTGCCGAGCAGGTTATGCGGGTGAATCAGGATTGGGTAGCGTTCCGCACCAAGCAGCAGCAAAAATACGCATCGCTGATGGCGCAGATGCTGGCCGCTCCTACCGCGCAGGCGGTCCAGGCCATAACCTGGGAGTAG